TTATGTCTTGTACGCAGACATACACTAGGCCGTCTACGTTATCATATATACGCACGCCTGCTGTGTAAGGTGTCGCACTAGTCCATGATGCTTTGTCATACATGCCAAACCAGTCTGCATGTATAGGGCTATCAGGTGAACCATAGCGCATCATGTATCCATCAGGTGTGAATACAAACGCACGACCTTCAACAGTACCGCAGCCGCAGTTGAAGCGCAGCATATCCCTAGCATCAGGACGTGCTGTCTTGTAACGTGACCATGCGTACAACTTCAACTGCGGCACGTAGTGATATATGTATCCAATCGTACCATTGACGACTGGTTTGAATGTGACCGCAGAACCACCGCCAGCAACGTTAACAGCAGGTGGTAGTGTAGGCAGGTCTTCACCTATAGCAATCAACAAGTAGTCGCTGTCTAGCACGCTGACGACTTCACGCCTACCATTGATCTTATCAGCTTCAATAACACTGATAGCTGTAGCACCAGCAATATCGACTAGATCACCGGCTTCTAGTTGATGATCATCTAGGCGTACAATGAGTGTACCCTTTGTAAACTCCACCTTGCCCATGTCGCTATCGAAGTAGAATGGATCAGTGGTAAGTCTGCGTACATCAGACTCATCATACTTAGGCAAGTAGTAATGCACGGCTCTGTTCTTCGCATCATAGAAGCCAAACGCTTTCAGGCGCATTGTCTCCTTCTTCAACCTACCGATGTGCTTACTCATCATCGTTTCGATGTAGTTGCTAACACGCTCAGCTTGCACAGCGTTGCTAACAGTTGACAGCTTCGCACTAGGTACGCCTGTGAAATCAACCATGAACACATCACTACCAATCTCTACGATAGTGCGTGGTGCATTGCTACCAAAGCCGTTGAGTGTGTCTACAGGTTGTGGATCATGTGCTACACCACTATCACCTACGGGTGTTTCGATGCCGTACTTCATCATCGTTGTAGCTGTAGGTGTGATGACTAGAATGGTATCCTTGATAGTAGCAAACCCGCGCACTGTCTGCTCAGGCGATGCGATGATCTTCGACATGTTAATGTCAACAGCATCACCGGGATTGATTGCACCTGTGAAGACTACTGCTGTATCTTTAGCTGTGATGCGTATAGATGTAAGGCGTTCTTCAACTGGTAGCAGCTCTGTATCGTGTACAGTGAAGTACCTAAACGCAGCCTTGCACGCATCGAATGCTGGGATGTTGATGTCACCATTCACACCATCTAACAGAGGCGCTACCCAATCAGTTTGTTGGAAGTCAATACGTAGGGGCTTATCTCTGCCATTGCTGCATATGAGTGCACTACCAAAGATGTCCTGCGCGATCATATCTGTGTATGTCCACGCAATAGGTGCTAGTGGCCTAGCTGCTGTAATAGCGTGTGACCATATACGTTGTGCGTTCTTATCACGGTCAATGCGTAGTATCTCACCGCTACTAGTCCATAGGATGACGTAGTTCGCGAAGTAGCGGCACTCTATAGGTTGACCACCTAACAAGTGCGTATCGCGTACGTAATTGATAACATCAGGCCCACTGGCACCGGCAGCCGTAGCTCTATTGCTTACAACAATCTCAAAGTTGTTCGCATCTACAACACGGCGTATACCGTGTATACGGTTAATCATCTCTGGCACGATGCCGTTGAACGTAATGTCCCATCCACTAATAGTCACATGCTCAAAGCCGCTACCTGTGAATGGGTGAGCAGGCCAATAGACAACTACAATGCGCTCTGTGTTTGATCCGACATTAGTTGACAGTTGTATAGTAGCAGTACCACTTTGCTCTACACCCTGCTTCAACTTCAACCACATCTCGTAGCCGTAGCGAGGGCCTACACGCCTATCAGTATAGGTCATCATGTTGTCGAACACAGGAGAGAACTTGCTCGTTAGGTTCTGCTCACTGTCAACAACGTTCAAACCACCACCGAAGTCACGAATGGTGGTGTTCTGCAACTTGCTAGTAGGCCGTGGTGCTTTAGGTCTACCGAGTGGCTTCAGCGTGCGTGAGAGCATCTGTACCATTACGCCCACCTATTGACGACGCTATGCGTAGCGTGAACAGTATCAAGCGGAATGTTGAATTGCTGTCTGTTGAACTGTGCTAGTGCATCCTGAAACAAGATGCGGAACTTATCACTTGCACCGGGGTTCGTGCCATCGTCTTCTAACACATCCCAGCATGTGCCTAGCAGCAATAACTGCGTGTCGAGGTGAATAGGATCGCTGTCTTCTTCAAAGTCATCAGGCTTTGTACGATAGCTGATCCACACTGTGCCAGATGTAGTAGCTGGTAGTACTTTGAACATCTTCACAGGGTTAGTAGCGAACTGACGAATACTCGGAAAGTTAATGTCTATGTCGCGTGTAGTACGTCCAGCGAGTGCGAGTGGCTTATGTGAACCATCCCACATGACACTGTGTATGTCGCGCCAATCTTGTATCTTGTCACTTAAGTCACCAACGATAGAACCAGTGACACCATCTAACGCATATGGCTCTTGCCACGTTGTGTACTCAGGTAACCAATACTCACGAAAGATAAGATCGAACTTGTGCTGCACAGCCAACTGAATACGTGGCTCTGCGTATATCTGTGCATCTAGTCCTTCAACTAGTGCAAGTCTCTGGAGTACCTTAGTAACAATCTGTCCGAACGTGATCATCACCTACTCCATATAGTGCGACCTGCATGGCGGTCTTGTACACCATGCAGGTCTTACACCTCTCTACTTGGTGGCAGAACGTTACGCAACAACGTGCGCGCTACCGTGCAAGTTATTGCGATCTACGACACAGGTGAAGCGGTACGTACGAATACCGTCAGGAGCAGCAGCCGGTGTATACGCACCACGTGGATCACCACTAGCGAGCGTCTGTGCTACTACGCCTGCAAGCAACGCGCCCGCAGTAGCAGGAACATCGCTCGTCAGTTCACCATACAGAGCAGTGTGCAGCACCTTGTACGGCACACCGAGAATAGCACCAACACCGATGCTAATGGTGGCCGCAGCAGGCGACGACACATACGCTACATCTTTGAACATCTTCTTGCCGACTACAGGACCAGCACCGAGCGTGATGCTCTCCCGCATAGCCTGACCGAGATAGTCATAGCCCACAATCACACCGGCACCAGTGCCACCTGAGACTGTGACGTTACGACCATAGCGGCCCATGATAGCGTCGGTCTGCACTACTGTTGGTGCAACGTTACCAGCAGCAGCAAGGACGACGGCGTTCGCGAGTGCTGTTGGACCCGCTGCAACACATGCAGGGATGTCAACAGTAGTATGTCCATCGACACTCACATCAGCGGCATACATCATGTCTGCGACACGATGGCTGACGCGACGAGTGCTAGGAACAGCGACTTGTACGGCCATTGTTTAATCCTCTTTGTCTACTTGCTCTTTAGTCCCTAGCAACTTGTCTACGATGTTAGGATCACCTTCAACAAGCCGCGTGAGAATATCAAGCGTTTGTTTCTGCTTGTTCGTGAGTGCAGCATTCGCATGTTGCATTCCTACTGGTGTATCGTCACCACCTTCCATGAAAAGCGGTACGAGGTTCTTATCAAGCCGCAACCTCACAAGGTCTTCGTGAGTGACGAATACACTATCGCCACGTAGGGTACGCACCATGTACCCATCTACCTCAACATCAGTAGGCACAATGCGAAAACCGATTTCATCTTTCACAGTGCGATTGACTACAGTCTTACGCTTTATCGGTTCGACAGTGAATGCAGGCACAGCCTTCTGCTTCTGCTCCATGCTAAACGCTTGTTGCGTCTGCTTGTTCTCGAAGCTGACTACTGGTGTTGGCTCACTAGACATTGTAACTCCTTTAGTCGTTCACAACTGCGTGGGTGCGATATTGCTTCCACGTTGCGAACTGACACTGCGTGATGACACGCTGTCCGTAGCCGTCAATCGTCCACGGTGCAGTCAAGTCAACATTCTTCATGTTGTTGTCACCGAGGATATGCAGGCGCAGGTAGGTGTCGTTGAGGAAGTAGGCACGATCAACCGGGCAGCTTTCATCATAGATGATAGGCACGCCGTTGTGCGACACACCATCAAAGCCGAGGTCCATCATACGCTTGCCTGAGCTGGTGTTCGTGAGCGGAATAGTGAGCTTGCTACGAACGGCAGCACGATACAGGCGATAGTGATTACGTCCAGCAATGATAACTTTAGGACGTTCCGTGCCTTGTTTGAGGTCAAGTAGCACATCATCGTAGGCTTCCTCGATATTCGTCGCGTTAAGAGTACCCGCGAAGTCATACGAGGAACTACGCCACTGTACTTCTGTAGCACGATCAACACCAGCGAGCGATCCAACAGTAGGATCGTCAGGAACAAGTAGTGCAAGTCCATTCGGATCATTGCCACCACCGACACCGTAGAGGTACGCTGAGAACTTCTCCTTGATTGAGAGTTCAAGCGCCTCAAGTTTACCTTGCAGTAGCTTAACAGCCGCTTGCTCACCCTTGTTCTCGTCTTCTTCCTGATTGCTGATGATCACAGTACCAGCAATACGGCTCCAACGATATTCAAGCTTGATGAACTCTTGCGTCTGCACGACTGGCAAGCTGTCATAGTAGCTATAGCTGCCCACTGTAGGATTGCGACCAGTCAACAGTGGGTTCGTGATGTTGTAACCGCTGCTCTCATTCTCAATGCGGTCACGTGCGAAGCACCACGCCATAAGCGCGTTGCTCTGCATAGCTGCGACGATGAGCTTCTTACGTGAACGCTCAATAGTCGTAGCCAGTACGTTCTGGAGTACGGGCATTGTTCAATGTCCTATTTATGGTTGAGTTCTGTGAACACTGCCGCTGCGATGTCTTTCCAAGGAGCGTTCGAGCGGAAGTCTCCACGCGAGTTAGTGTTATTGTGTGTAGCAATGCCGCCGTTAGGTGGTACACCACGCATATCGCCCGGTGTTGACTGTCTACGTCCACCATTACCGTTGCCGTTGCGCTGGCGCTGCATAGCAGCCTCAATCTGTGGCTTCAGTGGTGACGTGAAGTCAAATCCTCTACGTTCGGCCCAGCTACGCAACTCATAGTACGCTTTCTCAGGCGATAAGCCGTGTTGCTGTAC